CCGGGTGAACTGGGTCATCCAGATGGCCCGACTGTCAATCTTGACAGAGTTTCTCATAAAATTGTCTCCCTCAAAGAAAGTGGAAATAATTTTATAGGAAAAGCAAAGATTCTTAGCACCCCAATGGGTAAGATCGCATCTAATTTATTAGATGAAGGTGTTAAACTTGGTGTTTCATCAAGAGGTGTAGGATCTTTAAACAAAACAAACGAAGGATACAGTGTGGTAGGAGAAGATTTTACTCTTGCTACTGCTGCTGATATCGTTGCAGATCCTTCTGCTCCAGATGCATTTGTAGATGGAATCATGGAAGGAAAAGAGTGGGTTTGGGATGGAGGCATCATTCGTGAGCGCCTTGCATCAAAGACTTACAAAAGAATCAACACTTTAGTTGATCAAAACAAGTTAGACGAACAAAAATTGAACGTCTTTCAAGATTTCTTAGCAAATCTTTAATTATATAAATAAAAACAGCTTATACAAAAAGGTAATTCGGAGAGTTCAAATGTCCCGTGGGAAAAATTTACAAGAAATGGAGAACGCCGTAACCGCTGGTGCTAAACCCGCTGAACCCATGCAAACCATGGCAGGCGTAAGTTATGAGGATCTCGGTGGCCCAACTCCAGAAAATAGCAAACCAGATGACGATTCTAATAAATTAAAGGATCCAGCTGGTGATGGTGCTTATGCAGCAAATCTTAAATCCGTAAAAGGTTTCATGTCCAAAGTTAAAAAAGAGGAAGTGGAAACTGAGGAAGAGGTAGTTGCAGAGGATCAAACTTCTGAAGAGGAAGTGGTCGCTGAGGAAGAGACAGTAGAAGAAACTACTGCTTTGCCTGAAATCACTGATGAAGTTGACATCGATGACGATGTTAATGCACTTCTCGGTGGTCAGGAACTCTCCGAAGAGTTTAGAGAGAAAGCTAAGACAATTTTCGAGGCTGCTCTAAAATCTAAAGTTACCGAACTTAGAGAAGCCATGGATGCTCACTACGAAGCAAAGCTCGTAGAAGAGGTCGAAGGTATGAAAGACGAACTCATCGAACGTGTTGACTCTTACTTAGAGTACGTTGCAGATGAGTGGTTACAAGAAAACGCACTACAAGTAGAGCGTGGAATTAGAACCGAGATGACTGAATCATTCCTTGAAGGAATGCGAGGTCTTTTTGAAGAACATTATGTATCAATCCCTGAAGATAAATATGATGTCGTTGAGAATATGGTAGACAAACTTGACGAAATGGAATCAAAACTCAACGAGCAAATCGAGAAGAATATAACTATCACAAAGAGTCTCTCTGAGGCAACAGCTGATGGTATCGTTTCTGAAGTTTCTGAAGGCTTATCAAGCACTCAGAAAGAGAAGCTCGCTTCCCTTGCCGAAGGTGTTGGGTTTGAAAGTGAAGAATCTTATAAGGAAAAGCTTGAGACTTTAAAAGAGTCATATTTCAAGACTTCTCCAAAAAGAAGTGACACAGAAGTGTTAACCGAAGAAAATGCGGCTGCACCAGTAACAACTGATGCAATGTCAGCATACATACAGGCACTATCTCATGCCACTAAAAATTGAATCTCAACTTGTTAATTAATCAAACGTAAACTTATTAGGTAAAACGCAAATGTTCAATGCAGAACAATTGCAAGAGAAGTGGAAGCCACTCTTAGAACATGATGGAATTGATAACATCAAGGACAATCATCGAAAAGCGGTTACTGCTGTCTTGCTCGAGAACCAAGAAAGATTTTTAAGAGAGGAAGCATCATTCCTTTCAGAAGCCCCAACAGTAAACACACAAACTGGTGCTAATGCTGGTTTCAGTGCTGGTGCTAGTTCACCTGTTGCTGGTTTCGACCCAGTTCTAATCTCTTTGATTAGAAGATCAATGCCAAACTTGGTCGCTTATGACCTTGCTGGTGTTCAGCCAATGAATGCTCCAACTGGACTCATCTTTGCGATGAGATCACGTTATGTGGATAATCCAGATGGAAACAAAATGCTCGGATCAGAGGCATTCTTCAATGAGCCTGATTCAGCATTCTCTGGACAGAACCAAGAAAATACCTATACAAATGGTATGGGTTCTGTTACAACTGGTTTAGGTACAACTGCACAGTCAGGTTCTAACCCAGGCGCACTTAACCCTTCAACAAACGCAACTCAGGTTGCTTATGATGTTGGTCAAGGTATGCGTACAGATGACGCAGAATCACTCGGAGAAAGCAGTAAGACTTTCAACGAAATGGCTTTCTCAATCGAGAAGGTTACTGTGACTGCGAAGTCAAGAGCTCTAAAAGCAGAGTACAGTTTAGAACTTGCTCAAGACCTTAAAGCAATCCACGGATTGAACGCTGAGGCTGAGTTAGCAAACATTCTATCAACTGAGATTCTTGCAGAGATCAACAGAGAAGTTATTAGAACTATCTACAAGACTGCTGAGACAGGTGCTCAGGTCAACACAGCAACTGCTGGTACATTTGACTTAGACACTGACTCAAACGGAAGATGGTCTGTTGAGAAATTCAAAGGACTTCTATTCCAGATAGAAAGAGATGCAAACGCTATTGCACAAAGAACTCGTCGTGGAAAGGGTAACATTATCCTATGTTCCGCAGACGTTGCTTCTGCACTAACAATGGCTGGTGTTCTAGATTACACCCCTGCACTTAACGCTAACTTAAACGTAGACGACACAGGTAATACATTTGCTGGTGTTATCAACGGTAAGTATAGAGTTTACATCGACCCATTCGCTGCAAACAGTGCTGCAACTCAGTACTATGTTATCGGATACAAAGGTACTTCACCTTACGATGCTGGACTATTCTATTGTCCTTACGTTCCATTACAGATGGTTAGAGCTGTTGGTCAGGATACATTCCAACCAAAAATCGGCTTTAAGACTCGTTACGGAATGGTCGAGAACCCATTCTCACAGGGTACAACTGCTGGATCAGGTACACTTACTGTTAACGCTAACCGTTACTACAGAAGAGTATCCGTCACAAACCTCATGTAATAAAGATATTACATATTTTTCCAATG